ACATTGCGGCCTGCATCGGCTGCCTTCTCGCCCTCAACCACCAATACAGGTAAATTGTCGCTCTCAAGCCCATACAGCGGCCTTGGTTCATTAAATGATTGGTAAGTCCATTCACCATCGATAAAACGAACCATCGGCGTCCATTTCTTGCCTTGCGCATTAAACAGCCTCAATACATAGCCTTGCCCTTCATATTCATAAGCAGAATGGGCAACAAAGTTATTTATTTCACCTTCTGAATTCTTTATCCTTACCAAATCCCCGCTTTTTATTTTTGGATAGTTTTTTGATGCTCTAATAGAATCAATATTTATGTTTATCTCGTCTTTATTTATCACAGGTAGGCTGCTGTAATTTTTCTTTATAAATTCAATTGATTCTTTCTTTGTCATCCCTTTGTAATTCTCCAAAAAATCAAAAGCATCACCCTTTTCGCCACAACCAAAGCAGTAATAACTCTGTTTTGTGGTATTGACTGAAAAGCTTGGTGTTTTCTCGCTGTGAAATGGGCAAAGCGCTTTATAATTATTACTGCTTATACCTGTTTTTTTAAAACTTATTCCTGATGGCCCGTAACATTCAATAAGCTCCTTTAAATTTACTTTGTTTTTTAAAGTGGTTATTTCATGATTCTTGCTATCCATGTTAATATACCTTTTGAGTGCTTAAAAAGATTAGCCCATAGTTTCCGGCTGTGGGCTTACTTTTTGGCCATTTCTGGCGTTACTTTCCTATGCCACAAAGCATGACAATCAATGCATAAATACGAAACAGGCCATTCATCTGCGTCATCAAACAGGTGATAAGGTGCCCAGTGATGTCGCTGTAGGGAATGATTTTTCATAGGGCTTCATAAGCTCTATATTATTCAGCCAATTACCATAACCCAAAACCAAAATTCTCATATTAAAAATACCCTCTAGCTGGTTAAAAAGTAAGTAACTAACTTGCACTTTGTTAGGAGGCTTAATTGAGTTTTACCACCCATAAAGTTATATAAAGTCTGAACGGTCAATCCTGTGCTTTCTGCAACTGCTGTAAGCTTTTTATCCCTCAGTTTATCCCTGATCAAATCGTCATCAATGTAACTGTTAAACTTTTGGTTTACCTTCATTTTCCTAACACCTCATTTAAAAATATATATTTATCATAATTTATACTTGACCTATTAGCAAGTTTTCACTACATTTAAATCAAGCCAAGCGGACAACCCGAACGGCGAAAACTAACAGGATAATTTAATCATGGCTATTATGCTTAAAAATAGCGCTGATATGTCCACTCTAAAAGTAAACCTTTTAGGGTATGGGCAATCTGGCGCGGGTAAAACTTATGCAATTAGAACGATGCCTAATCCGGTCGTTTTATCGGCTGAGGGCGGCTTGTTATCAATCTCTGATGTGCAAATACCATTCATTGAAATCAAATCCATGTCTGAGCTGATGGAGGCCTACCAGTGGCTAACGCAATCAGAAGAAGCAAAGCAGTTTGATTCTGTTGCCATTGACTCAATAAGCGAGATAGGTGAGGTGTGTTTATCGACCGAAAAAAAAGGCGCAAAGGATAAACGTATGGCCTACGGCGAAATGGCCGACCAGATAAGCGAAATCATCCGCAACTTTCGAGACATTCCCGGAAAACATGTCTATATGACCGCCAAACTTGAACAGGCAAAAGATGAGCTTGGACGCCTCCTTTACTACCCTTCTATGCCTGGGAACAAGACAACACAAGGCTTGCCCTATTTCTTTGATCAATGCCTAGCCTTTAGGGTAGAAAAAGACCAAGACGGTAATGAGCAAAGAATGATTCAAACTCGATCAGATGGTTTTTGGCAAGCAAAAGATAGAGGTGGCCGTCTCGATCCTTGGGAATATCCTGACCTTGGAAATATCATCAATAAGATAAAAGGCGTAAAGCAATGATCAAACAAAGACTAGAAGAGTTATCACACTCGTGGTGCGAAGCAAAGAAAACCGAAAAACAGGCTCAAGACCTGCGCCGACACGTTGAAGATGAAATCAAGCGACTTCTTGAAATTGACGAACAAAAGGAGGGTGTCACCACCGAGAAAACAAACAACTACACAATCAAGATATCAAGCAGGATCAACCGTAAGGTTGACTCTGATTTGTTGCAAGAGATTGCACACGAGAACGAAATACCACACGAAGTCCTAGCGCAATACTTTAAATGGTCAGCAACCATTGACGCAAAGTCATGGAAGCACGCAGCACCAGAACAAGTAAGCTTATTATCAAAGGCAGTAACCGCAAAACCATCAAGACCAACCTTCAAAATAGAGGAAAACGAGCAATGAGACTTAATGCACCACTATCCCAGCAAAACCTCCCAGAATCAACCGGCTTTGATCCGCTTCCCGCTGGATGGTATTTCGCAACAATCACAGAGGCAGAACTGAAAACAACAAAAGCTGGTAACGGTGAATACATCAGCATTAAATACGAAGTGACAGGCCCAACACACCAAGGGCGCAGTATTTATTCAATGCTCAACATTAGAAACCCGAACCCGAAAGCAGAAGAGATAGGACTCGGGCAACTTCGATCACTTATGGCTGCTATCAATCTAAATGATCTGCAAGATACCGACCAGCTTCTCGGTGGCTCTTTGCAAATCAAGCTAAACGTTAAACGTGATGAAGAGTATGGAGATAAAAACGAGGTTAAGCAGTATAAGGCTCTTAGCACCGTTATGCCTTCGCAATCATCATCAATGCCTATGCCGCCACAACCATCCGCTACACCAGGTAACATACCTCAGACAACCACCTCATTTGCATGGGCAAAACCACAACAGACACCATCACAACAACCACCCGCGCCATCAACAGACTTTGATGATGATATCCCTTTTGATTACGGGCGCTGATTGCGCCCACTCCTAACAACCAACCACATGAGAACAAATCTATGTCTATTTTATTTTACGACACCGAGACAACTGGATCACCCAATTTTAAAAAACCGCCCACTGACCCATTACAGCCTTACATTGTGCAACTTGCCGCAATACTAACGGATAACGAAGGAAACGAAAAAGCATCCATCAACCTAATTATTAACAACAATGTATTGATCCCAAAAGAAGCAGCAAGCGTTCACGGTTTAACAGAAAAAGAGTGCGCTTCGTATGGTGTCCCTGTTCAATTTGCGCTTTCTATTTTCAGCGGGTTATCACGAAAGGCTGACATCCATTGTGGCCATAACCTAAAATTTGATAACTTTTTGATGGATATAGCCTATGATCGAATTGCTAAATATTCACCTATTGAAAAATACGATTGCACCATGAAAATGGCAACGCCAATCTTAAACTTGCCGCCTACTGAGAAAATGCTGAGAGCTGGATTTAACAAATCAAAAAACCCCAATCTATCCGAGTGCTATAAATACTTTTTTGATAAAGAACTGGAAGGCGCACACGATGCATTAGTGGATGTTCGCGCCTGTAAAGATGTTTATTTTGCAATTAAAAACGGTGGTTAAAATGGAATATAAGATTTTTAATAATTACCTCCCTTCTGGGAGCTATGCAGAAATAGATGACAGAATAAATCAAATAGTTGATGAAGGCTGGAGAATAAAAACATCATCTTTTGTTAAAGATTCAGATGGTGATATTTGCATCTGCATACTATTTGAAAGGCCGAAACCATCCCCTTTTGAGCATAAAAAATAGAGGTCGTATAAAATGGAGTTGACAACACCCATCAAATCGATAGAAACGCTCATTAATGAGTACCACGAAAGCCAGCAACAAAAGCCACGCTATCACTTTGGTCTTTCTATGGCTGGCCATCACTGTGAACGCTGGATGTGGCTATCGTTTCGATGGGCTGTTGTTGAAAAGTTTGATGGTCGCATGTTGCGCTTATTTCGTCGCGGCCACAATGAAGAATCTATATTAAATGAAGACCTAAAATCCATAGGAATGGAAATACAATATACAGGATACAATCAATACACTGTTGATTTTGGGTGTCATGTTAAAGGCCATTTAGACGGCATCATAATGTATGGCGTACCAGAGGCTCCACGAAAACGCCACGTTTTAGAAGAAAAAACACACAATAAAAAATCATTCGATCAACTTGTTAAAGATGGCGTTGAAGAGTCAAAACCAATGCATTACGCACAGATGCAAGTTTATATGCACGGCTCAAAAATAGACCGCGCCCTATACGTTGCAGTCTGTAAAGACGATGACAGACTACACACAGAACGGGTTAAATATAAAAAGAGCGTTGCAACAAAACTGGTTGATAAGTGTAAACGCATTGCAATGTCAGAAGCACCACCGCCACCAATATCAGACAAAGCAGACTGGTATCAATGTAAAATGTGCGCCGCTCATGATCTTTGTCACGGATCAAAACTAACAAAAGAAGTGAACTGCCGCACTTGTGCCCACTCCACACCAAAAGAAGACTCCACATTTTTTTGTGAGCGATACCGGCGAACTATACCAAACGAAAAACAACAAACCGCCTACCCATGCCACGTTTTGCACCCTGATCTGGTGCCATGGGATTATGTCGAGGCTCACGACCGATGGCACGTAAATTATATTATTAATGGTGAAAAGGTTCTTAACGGTAAAGATGGGTTTAAAAGCACTGAGATTGTGGCCAACCCTAAAGCGTGCGCAGTTAACAACGAATTTACACAAAAGCTAAGGAACGAATTTGACGCCAAGGTGACGGGATGAAGACCTTTGAAGATAGAGACTATCAAGCCAGAGCCATAGAAGAGAATTTAAACTACCTGGAAACTAAAGATGGCAATCTGTGTTGCTGCATGCCTGGTGGAAGTGGCAAGGCGTATGTGATTGCTCGTATGGCTCAAATACTCGCCAAGCAAGGTAAGCGTGTTTTAATGCTGGTGAACAATGGCAAGCTGGTAAAACAGAACACAGAAACATTACAAGCAATATGGCCCAACGCGCCGCTAGGCGTTTACGCATCACAACTTAAAAGGCGTGAACTGGATTGCAAGATCACTTATGCAATGATTCAAAGCATACACCGTCACGCCTCCACCCTTGGCCACATTGACGTTATTTTGGTGGATGAAGCCCACGCCATCAACAACAAACAACAAGGCACTTATAGAAAATTCATAAGCGATTTAACAGAAATAAACCCAGCAATAAAAATACAAGGCTATAGCGCATCACCTTACCGACTTGGACAAGGCATGGTGACAGATGGCGATGATGCACTATTCACTGATATCAGCGAACCTGTAACTATAAAAGAACTGCTAGAGATGGGATTCTTGTCTCCGCTTCGATCCCCTGAAACACCAATCCAGTTAAACACAGAAGGACTAAAAAAAACGGCTGGTGAATTTTCTCTTTCTGATATGCAAAACCGTTTTAACACAGATGAAGCCAACAAAGAAATCGCTCTGCACATGAAGGAAAACAGAAGCGACAGAAATCATTGGCTAATCTTTTGCTCTGGTATTGAGCATTGCGAGAATTTTGCAAAAGCGCTTAATGACATTGGCATAACGGCTGAATCACTCACACAGAAAAACAATAACAAGCAAGATGAAATATTAGAAAGGTTTGAATCGGGCAAAACCCGCGCTCTTTGTAATTTTGGCATTTTAACAACTGGATATGATTTCCCAGCACTCGACTACATTGCTTTAATTCGAAAAACAAATTCGCCCGGACTCTATTTGCAGATCATTGTTAGAGGTATGAGAATTTTTGAAGGAAAAGAAAACTGTTTTATTGATGACTTTTGC